ATCTGGTTATTCCGCCCGGCCCTGATCATCACAACGCCACGAACGTTTTAACCAGGGCGTGTAAAGCTCTCGGTATCAGATACCGGCGGCTGCATGGTCTAAGACACTTCTGGATAAGCACAATGCTGTCAGCAGGCGTGCCGATCGCCGCAGTTATGACTATGGCAGGGCATCGAAACCTGTCTACTACTCAAGGATACATGCACCTTGACCCACGCCAGACAGGCTATATCCAGCGTTTGACAACTGGTAGTGAAACTGGTAGTGATTTTAAAACCAGTAAACGGTAGTAAGCGGGTTTGCGGGGCATACCAAAAACAGAAGAACCCGCAATACAAGCAGTATTAGCGGGTTCTCTTACCGGTTCGAGTCCTGGTAGGCGCGTTTTTCGTTTTAGCTTCTGACGCAGGTTTGCCAGTCGCCTGAAAATAGGTGTTCGTGAATTTGTTCTTACCGGCTTAGAATCTGCAGCGGCAATCGCCGCACCGTTTGGCGCGGTCGATAATCCACAGAACCCCGCCGCACTCCGGGCATATTTCTACGCCCTCGGTATGCTCACGCCGTCGTTCTATAAATTTTTCCTTATCGGTTTTCGTTTTCGGTTCACGCGCCAGGTTTTTCTTTTGGGTCATATCTTGCGGATGAACGCCCAGTTGAGCGCAACGTAAACGCCGGCTTCATTTCTGGCCCAGCGTGGCCCGTGCTGGTGCGGCTGCAGCGGTCTGACATCGACGTGCAACCCTGGTCGTCGCCAGTGCGGGTATACGCCAATTCCGGCGAATAGCCGGGTTCGTTCGGCCATTAAGAACTGATCGACGACGGGGAGACCTACTATTACTATGTCAGCGGCGTCGCCGTTTTTGTGAGTGCTTCCGGGGTCATCGGGTCGGTAGGCATTGTTTATGATGATCGACCTGCCGGTGAATTCGCGCAGAGCATCGAGCGAGTAAATAAGCAGAGGATTGATCTTGTCAGGATCACCCCAGTTTTCGGTTTTCTTGAAATGCTTTACCTTGCTCCAGTCTACCCCCATTACATCACCCCCGCCGATTTCAGGTAATACGACAGCATAACACCAAAAAGGCTGCCGACGGTCGAGAAGCAGACTCCGAGAAATGAGAAAACCGCAACCCACACACGCGGGTCACGTTGATTTACCTGAAGTTCTTTCACAGCTTCCTCCAGATTTTTGATTTGAAGCTCATGTTTTGAGTGATAAGGGCAGTCGGCCACAATGGTTCTCCAGTCTGGAAAGAGTTTACTTCACGTTGCGACCCTCAACGCCGCGCAGCTCGCGGTTTGTTCGCCGGTCTTCGAGACTAGATAGAGCGCAAGCCAAGTGCATCATCGCGCTTTTATTTTCTTCGCAGGGGAAGACGCTATCGAGGCCGGTTATTATACGTAGTGCAGTAGCTATCAGTGCGTCAACCTGGCAACCGTTTTTCCCGACTTCTTTGACCGGACCTTTTTGAATTTTAAAGCTGACCATGTTCTGGCTGTGACTAACTGAGATAGGAAATTCTTTTCTGTGTTCATCGAATTTACCCCAGTCAAAATTTCCTTCTGCATCAAAAAACATCGGGTCAGTTTTGGCGCCGTCAAGATCGATTACATTTTCACCGTTAATCAATTCAAAACCTTTAAGAGTTTCCAAAGCCATGTTATTTCTCCTTATAATTTCAGCCTGATCTTGCGGATTCTGTTTATGGCTGCAGCCAGAGTCGAGCCAATCCCGGCAATATCGCCCAGGTAAATCGGTTTGCCCTTGATCGAGGCAATTTTAATGTCATCAACTTCGCGGCCTTCTTTCAGGATCTGCTCAACCTTCTGCTTGGCCTCAGTTGATACCTGGAGAGCTTCGGAAACAGCGCCGACCTTTTCGACCAGCTCAGGCTTAAACGCACCGTTTACCATTTTGTCTTCGACCTTGAGAGTGTTCACCGCGACGTGAAGGGCTTCGGCCCAGGTTTTACCGTCTTTTTTGGCCTTCAGGAATGAAAACAAAATTGAAAGGCCTGAAATCAGCCAGGGCAAAACCAGCAGAAATGTGTCGAGCGTGCTTGATGCCGGTGGAGAAACAACAACAGCGGGAGTGTTCTCCAGGACCGTCGATTGGTATATCTTCCCGGTATATGACAACCCGTCAGCGTGGCAAAACGCGACAACCGCGAGAAAGCAGATCAGAGTCAGTATAGCGCGAGTTTTCATTCGGATTCCCCTTCTGCAGCGAGAGCCGCTTCAACTTGCGCCCGGATTTGTTCGGGCACGTCTTCGATAGTTTTCAGACCGCGTTTGATGAGAGATACGTAAATCTTAACCATTCTTCACACCATCCCTTCGTAGAGTTCGGCCAGGGCGAGCTGAGTATCAACGATCTCGGCTTCCAGACGGTTGTTCTTTTCTTCGAGTTCGATTCTGGCGTATTCGTCTTTACCGTAGACTTTCATGTCGTAGATAAAGCCGGTGAACGCCGGGGATTCTTCCGTTTCGGGTTCGCTGTGCGGTCGGATATTTTCCGGCACGAACACTCTACTTCCGTCCTCTCTCTTCGTCGGTTGGTCAACACTCTTCACGTTTTCAACAAATTCCATGCGCTTTTCCGCCTTTCGATTTGATATTTACCTCGTAGAATTCGTTCATGAACGGTTCGAGAGGTTTTACATACTTTTTTGTAAGCCTATGGCTGTCACAGTGGCCCAGCCATCCGCCGTATGACTGAACGCTCAGCCAGTCGTTTTGGGTCATTGCCCCGCCAGAGTCAATTCGCTGGTGGATCGAACAAACCCGGTTTTTAAACTTTCTGCATATCGATTTTCGCAACAGCGAGAACTCAGGGAAAACTCGGTAACCAACAAAATCAATGCCGCGCTTCGCGACGGGGAATATCTGCCAGTTGTCTTTTACCGTCAGCTTCAGCCGGTTGCTCAAAAACGCCCTGGCGCGTTCGAGCAGCCCCCGCAGGTAGTCTTTGTTATCGCTCAAAAACAGCATGTCATCCATGTATCTGAAGTAGAACTTTACTCCTGCTGTTTCTTTAACCCAGTGGTCAAAGTCCGACAAATAAAGATTCCCGCAGTATTGTGATACATAGTTGCCTATTGGTATTCCTGTCGGCTCGGGCGAAGAGTCGATAATCTCACCGATCAGCCACAGGAAGTCTTTATCCTTGAACATTCTCGCGAATTTTTCTTTTAAGATCGTTCGGTCAATGCTCGGGTAATACTTCTTAACGTCGATTTTCAAGCAATACGTGGTTTCGCCAGGGTGTTTCCGCAAAGTTTTGCGCAGCTTCGCCAAGGCAAGATGAATGCCGCGGCCCGGGATCGCGGAGTAAGTATCAGCAGTAAGAGTTTTGATCAGGAATTTCTCTATTACCTGAAGAATCGCCCATTGGCAGATTCTGTCAGGGTAATACGGAAGCTTGAATATAACTCGTTCTTTCTTACCCTCGGTTTTTGTGAACTTCTCATAAGCCGAAGTCCGGTAAGTTTTCGATTTGATCATTTCCTGCAAAGCGTTTAAGAATAACTCAGGATTGTCATTGACCGCTTTAACCTCTCTATACCAGCCTTTGCCGCGTCTGGCGTTCATGTGCGCGGCTTGAAGGTTCTGGTAGTTCCATATCTGGTTAAAAATGTCTTTATGTCTTTTCATAGCATGTATTTTTCTCACCGAACTTTCGACGTAGCCTACTAATACGGCTTGATGTTTGATATGTTTTGCCAAGAGGCAAGGCCCAGGGTTTCTGTATTCACCTTGTTACAACTTAAAAATACATGTAGTGAGTGCGCGCTGATGTTACGATTCCGATTCGAAGAAGTGTTATTCAGATTCCAATAACAGCCGCTGGTATTCGAACTGTTATTCCAATTACCACCCAGCAGAGCAACCAAAAAGCTTGAATTTTTAGCTGCACTTTCCGAACCTGGCAACCTCAGCAACCCCGAGCCCTTAATAGTTATTTACGGCACATGCAGCGAGCGCGCGCCGACGTTACGATACCGATACGAAGAAGCGGAATGCAGATACCAATAACAGCCGCCGGTAGCAGAACTGCTAATCCAAGCACCACCCAGCAGAGCAACCAAAAAGCCCGAATACGCGTTGTTCTGATAAAAGTAGTCGCCGACAGGGTTTGCGTCAGACCCCGCTACCGCAGAGGGTAGGAACAGCCAGTCAAACCCCGCGGAATGGCCAAACGCTGATACATAACCGTTTGCTTTCGCCAGTGTAAAACCAGCGTTGGCATAGCCTGTAGTTGTGTCATCGGCGAAGTTTTTATCAGCAATCCAGGCATAATGCAGCGAACTGGCCTGAATATTCAGCCCATCAACCCATTTCCAGATGTTGCCCCAGAAATTTTCTTCACCGCGGTATGTGATTGATACCAGGCCGTTAGTGCCAACCGCCGCGCCGCTGCTGTTCCCCAGCGCGGCGGTCGCGCCGGTGACATTCGACATATTCGTAGCCGCGTCATCGGTTTTATCGCACACGCCGCGCCCGATTGCGGTCTGAGTGTTGAAACTTGCATACTCGACCAGGAATAACAGCTGAGAAGCCGAAACCGATTGAATCGTGGCAAGTGACCATTTCGCCCCACGATTAACGGCCAACTGTCGCGAATTAGCGCGGGTCAATAGTTGCGTCAACCCAGATGCAGGCTTCGCGCCTGCTATTGAACAGAGTTTATCCACCGTGAAACTGGCTACCTGTTCATCGTTCAGCAGGTATGTAGCTGTGCCGGTCTGATAGATACTGCCTTCGTATGCAGATAGGTAGATTTTCGGGCGTTCGAGTCCATCTTTGATAAACGCTGGGTGCAGTTTGAAACCGTCGATCATGCTGTCAGACACGTAGTAGCGGGCGCGGATAACGTGCGAGCCGATACCGTTGCCAACTGGCACAGTGACCAGCGGCACGACTTTATAGTAGAACCGTGGCTGCTCGACCATTACCTGACCGTTTGAACCATCTTCAACGTAGCCGGCTTCGCCATAATATTTATTGACGACGCCCGCGTCAGATAGGTTACACCGGCGGCGCCCGCCGAACGCGTTGATACCGTTAAAATCAGCGCCCGGAGTCTTGCCAACAGCACCGGCGAGTCTGGTAAACGTCGGCGCGGATGGCGTCTCCAGGTTGATCTCAACCCCGTAAACGTTCGAGGGCATATACCCGGTGTAACCCATGAGATCGGGAATTGACGCGATGTTGTCGGCATGTGGCTGCTCGATTTTCGGTAGAGTGACCGACCGGTCGAGTATTTTATTTGTGGTCACGGCATCGGTTGCGAGTTTGCTTTCAACCACCGCCCCGTCTACGATTTTGCCCGTAGTCACCGACCCGTCGGATATGTTTGTATAAATCGGCGGCGATGAAGGGCCGTTCTGCCCGAAGGCGATACAAACTGATAGCAGCATCAGCACGAATGGAAAAATAAACTTTCTGAGATCAATAGCAGTCATTTGAAGCCTCCGAGCTTAATTTAAGTCTACCCACGCGCCGTTGGCGTAGCCTCTGAACTTGTGAGTAGTCGTGTCATAATAAATCGTTCCATTTGCCGGCGAGACCGGCGCTGACGAACGCGCAACGTTCACGCCGTCGCTTACGTCGAGCCGGCCGTTAACCCGGCTGCGGCCGCCGATAGAGAAAAAGTAAGTGTCATCCCAGGCAACGTTACCGAACCTGACTATATCGCCGTAAGTGGTCATCATCTCTTGTGAAGCGTTCGAGATGCTCACGTAAGGCGAAGAATCCGCGCCGTAGTAGATTCTGCCGCCGCCGATGAGCGTGCCACCAGACAGCGTTAGGCCCAGCACAGCATCAGACCCCGCTTTGTAGATCGAGTTAACGCCAGTCGAGATTATCCCGCGGTCGGATTGCAGCAGTATCCAGGGCGGGGTTCCGGGAGCCTGACCGGCACGGAACGCCAACTGATAACCTGCGGGGCTATAAATACCTGAATCGCTGTCGCGGGAGTATGGGTAAGACGGATGCTGGAAAGCTATCGGAAGAGTATTGGCGGTTGTGCTTGCCAGAAACGCGGTTGCAGTTCCGTTACTGGTGGGCAAATCATATATGAGTTCTCCGACTTCAAGTCTGGCGACGGTTGCTGATGCAATGTTTGCCTGTAATGCAATCAATGACGCTGCCGATGCCACCTGTGCTGACATTTTGCCGACAATCCCGACATCGCCTTTGTTCACATTCAGATTAACCGTCGAAACTCCGTCGCCGACGTCCCAGGCCCCGGTGTCTATTTCGCCGGCGCTGCCAAAATCCAACGGCGGCGCAACGGACCCAGTAACCTTGAAGTCAGAAACCGTAACCCCGGCTGCGCCGAGGGAAAGTTGATTGACGTTGTTAAAATAATGCTGAACTGCACCAGTCGTTGGGTGCGCGGTAATAAAAGAGCCGGGTATATCCTGATTGGTTAAAGAGCTGAGAAAGTTTAACCTCAGCGCCGACAGTCGCTGCGTGTGACTCGCGAAAGGCGCGTCGATGTTATATGCGGCAAAGTTGTGGGTTGCAAGATCCCCGTAACCTGTGCCGCCAACCCTTAGCCTGTGTGACATCGAAACATCGGCCGGAAACGACGCAGTATTGGTACCGAGCGCGAAGTGCAGACCGGATACGCTAACCGTTCCGCTTGCGTTCACCCCGACCCCGGCGATCTGAACGCCTGGCGTGCCAGGGTCGTCGGCAGTTATACTGACCGAGCCAGTCGCGAGTCGCAGCCCTGCGGTTTCGCTCTTATGCTCGATATTTCGCCCGTATGGGCTGGTATCGAACAGAATTCTATCACCGAATTCCATGCCGGCAGCGGCGATAATGGGCGTCTCGACTCTGAGCCTTCCGAACGTTGCTGACGCAACAACGGCCTCAGTAGACGTGAGCCGGCCGCCGGCGACGATATCGGTATCCGCGGTCAACCGGTTCGCGCCGACAGTGTAATCACACCAGATATTGCCTTTGAAGTTTGGCGTTCCCCAGAACGTGGCGCCGGCCAGAAATTCAGCGGCTTTAGTGAACGTGGCGATGCCGTTCAGATACGCTGTATTTAGCTCAGTCAGATACGATACTTTAACTGAGTCTAGCCGGGTTGTTCCGCTTGCGTTTAGATTGGCCAGGCCCTTCACAAAGTCTGGGATCTCTTCGAACCTGGCGTAATCCGCCAGGTAGACTTTGCCCGTGAAGTTTGTCTGGCTCGCCACGAGTAGATTATTTCGAACTGCAACGGGTCCCTTAAAATCCGCCGAGTTGAAAAAGTCAGCGTTGTGCCGCATATAGAACGGTATTGAGAACGTTACTGACCCCAGGGTGCCGGTTGTAGAAAAATTATTACTCGTTATCCTGGCCGCGTCGATGTCATAAGCTGTTTGACTTGCCACTACGATTTTATCGGCGTTCAGGTCTTTGACATTCGCGGTAGACGTCGCGTTTATGATCGTTGCGCTGACTATGTTCGCTGTTATGTTTTCCGGCAGCTCTGCCCCGACTGCGTTTTTCAACTCTTGCAAACCAGTCGGGTCAAGGCTCGAATTGACAAAGTTGCTGAGGTTTAGCCGCACGCCTTCGGTGAGACCATACCCGGCGTAAGTTGTAGGCCTTCCGGTAAGGCTGAAAAAATCCCGTTCCGATAAACCGAGAAGTGTGTAACTGGCGTTCGTCGGCATTCCTTCGAGATCAGAAAATTTTAGATCGAGAGCGCCCAGGAGCACCGACTTGCCGGTAGGGTTGACTGTCCCGGTAGCGTTACTCAGATCGAGCTTCAGCGCGTCGGTTATTCCGTACCCGGAGAGCGTGGTAGGGGTGTCTTTAATCTGAAACCAGGACGGTCGGGTCTGCGCACTCAGAACCGAAGCAATCAGCGCGAGACAGAACGCTGCTGATATTATCCGCGTCTTGCGCCTGTTCATCTGCCATACCCCCACGCCCCGTCAATTACAACCGAACAGGTCGAGGTATATGCAATAACAGCGCCGGTAAAGTTCCCGGCCAGGCCGTTCCAGATATATGATTCACCTTCTGACACTATCCGGCCCACGCGGGGAGCCGCCGCGATACTGTCGGCGTGGCCGATAATGAACGAGCCAGAGGCCGCGCGAATTTCAAACCCCAGAGTATTTTCAGGCAAATACGCCGAAAGATTTGTCGGAACGGTGTCGCCGATATCAAAGGTTGGCGTGGCGACGGCCATAAACCCGAAGTTACACTGAATGGGTTGCCCTACCTGTGTCGGCCACTCCGGCTGAGCTGCATGAACAGTTAGAGAAAGAAAAAACAGCGTTGCGATCAGGGCGACGCAATAAACGAAACGCTTCATTTGCTGACCTCCGTGTCACGATATTGAAGCTTCCAGCTTCTTTTTTTATTATATCATCTATTATCAGTTTTTTGATAATGCTTTATCGCGGATCTCCCTGAATTTTTTATTAAAGCTCTTCTGCATCGACAAGATCAGTTTCTGCTTCTCCGGCTCAGACAGAGAAGGTTTTTTTCTGACCGAGGTTATGCGCTTACCGATGTTTTTATAAAGCGCCACCGCCGGCAGAAGCTGACGGTTGGTCCTGAGATACTCGATGTTCCGTTCACGTCTGGCCCGTTCGAAGTCCTCGACGATCTCTGAGTTTTCTTTGAACGTCTGCCAGGTGTTGTAATCCGTTGCTTCACCGCCGAAGCGTCTGACAACCGGAACGTTGTCAAGCTCCGGTGCTTCGCCGGTAACGACTCGGGTCACAGTGTCGGCACTGCGGCTAAGTGTTCTACCAACTCCGCCGGTGAAAGACTCAAGCAGATGACTGACATCGGCAGGTGACAAGCTGACGAACCCGCCGGTGAATCGATCCCCGCCGGTCAATTCATTCAGCGCCCTGGTCGCGGCGGTCAGAACTTTTGATTCCTGGTCGAAATACAGTTCACTACGGGCCAACTTTGCGCCGAACGCCGGCTGATCAGGTCTGATTTTTCTGCCCGTCCAGCTGCTATTTGTAGCAATGTCTATAAACGGTCTGGCGGCGGTCGGCACAAGCTGATACCCGAAGCCGCGATTGTCACCGCCAATCGGGTTAAATGAATTCAAGACTGCGCCGACAACGTTTGCCGCGCCGGCCTTGAAGCTCTGAACACCGAACATCGACGCGGCCATATTGCGCCCGATTGAGGGCAATACATTCAAGCCGTAGGGCATAGGGATTGCAAAATACTTGCCTTTTGTTCCAGGAACCATGAATACATAGTTGCTGTCTTTGATGTAATCCGGCACTTTGTCGTAGTAGTTTACGCCTTCATCGTCATCGTCACCGGCTACCGCGCGGTTAAGAAGTTCCATAACGAACCCGAGCCCCATAGCACCTGCGATCATCGCCCGGCCCTTCGGAGTTTTCGCGGCTTTTCCGATGATGTTTGCCGTAACAAAAGAGCCGCCAAGGCTTGCGCTGCTGAACAGATACAGAGAATTGAACACCGGGGCCCAGGTGCCTTTTTTGTTGAAGTTGATCGTCATGCCTTTGGCAAAAGCGGCTGATTTCTGCGTGCTGAATCCGGCTTCCTTTGCAGTCAGATAGCCCGCGAACCTGGTGCGCGTTTCTATTGCATCGTTCCAGTCGGCTATCCAGTCTCTTACTTTTACGAGGCTCTGCTTTGTGTCATACCATCGACCGCCGGTCTGAGCTTCAGATATTTCACGTTCGAGGTTTCTGGCCGTGTCTTCAAGTCGTGACAGTTCTGAATAGCCGGTTTTCCCGCCGGCAAGTTGAAATTCTTCAAGCAGTCTGGTGTCGGCGGTAACTTTTCCCGCCCGTGCGTCAGAGATAGCCTTTTTCGCCCGGCCCAGGTTCTCAACGAACTTTTTAACCGAACCTTCCGGCAGGTTAACCCCGACAGACGCCGCGCCCTGCTGAACGTCCCGCAACAGGTTTGTAAATATGAACTCAGGATTATACGCAGTCGAAACGCCGGCGAGCCAACGATTTACCCTGGCAAAATACCTGAACGCCTTCTGCTCGACACCCGTATCTGAATACTGTCGGTTCAGCGCGTTCTGCAGTCCGGGGTCTTTGATCTCGAACGCCTTCAACTCGCCGCTGTTAACATCCCGCGACCAGATCACGGCAGGGTTGTTATAGAGCTTACTGGTGTCAGTTCTCAGCCTGACTTTACCGGTTCGCTTGTCATAATACTGCACCTGGTCGGGTTCGTATTCTCGGTAAAGTTTCGGGTTCGAGTATTTCGAGAACAGATTCAGAGCAGTATTGATAACCTGCTTTCTCTCACCACGCTTATAAACAACGTCGATGGCTTTTTCAATATAGGCGAGTTGATCAGTCGCTTCGCTGCGCCGCCCGAAAGCGGTTCTGTCCAGCACAAACCCCTGATCGGGTGGGCTTTTCATCGGCGTGTAGTTTTTATACCTGCGGTATGCGTCTCTCTGTTTCTGAGATAACAGGCCATACCTGACCTGCTCGTCAAGAAGAGCGTTGTTCAAACGATAGGTCATCTCTGCGAACTTCAGAAGCTTTTCGTAAGTGCCGTTTTTCTTATGTTCGGCAATCTCTTTTCGCGCCGTTTCTGTTTCAATCCCTGAGCCCGGCGCACCGGTAAGAGCAAAGGCGGGGTTTCTCTCAGCGATTGCATCATTGCGCTCTTCTGCGTGCATGATGGCTAAGAACCGGTTTGCTTCGTTGTAGTTGATATTGTTTTCGACCAGGTAGTCTTTTATCTGCTTGAAATATTTGTCTTTGAAAATGCGCGTTCCGGCTTCGACCTTGCCGGCAACCACTTCAAGCTTCTGGTACAGGTCAAGACTTTCTGGCAATTCCGAAACACCTGCAGCTTTTTTGATAGTCTCCTGGAGTCGTCTGACCGGTGCCCAGGCATCGAACAAAACCTCTTCAGCTTTTGCTACAAAACTTCGGGCGTGATCGCGCCATGTTTTCGGCTTTTCGGGTTCCGGCGCCTTTTTCGTTTTACCCTTGGCGATAAACTCTTCTGCCTTTTCCTTGCGCTTTTTATGCTGCGCGGCTTCGCGTGCATCTCGTTCTTTGTCCTGTTCAAGACCGCGCTCACGTTTCTTTTTAAGAGCTTCGTCGCGCTGACGATCTTTAACAACGCTGTTTTCCCGGTATATTCTCTGGTTGAAAGCATCGCGAGCGTGAGCTTTGATCGCGGCCTTTGCCACTTTTAGACTGGTGAACGAACCACTGCCGGTGCCTTTGTTGTCGAACGTTGTCCAGTTATCCACGTTCCAGATATTGTCAGTGCCTTTCGGCCTTCTGATCGTTTCAACAACCGAAGTCTTGCCGGTGTTCGGGTCGGTCAGTTCCAATTCGTAAGTATCTTTATCAACTCTTTTCCAGACAAGGCCGCGAGAGGTGACCATCTGCTTCAGTTCGGTCGGCGATTTGTCAGACTTGACTTTCTGACCAGACGGGGTATCATTTTTAGTAGAAGAGGCTTGTGCGTCCACCTGGGATTGATGGCTACCGGACGTGTCCGGCGTGAATCGCTCGGTAAGTTTGTCGGAGGTGACTCCGCCATCCAATGGGGCAGAGTCTCTTCTATTTTTATCCCGTTCAAACTGCTGGTCATTGAGCAGATGAACCGACCGGATGTGATAGGCGCCTTGTTTCTTTTCGAGTCTGATTTTTACTTTCGGGTGTTCAAAGACATACCCGTCTTTTACAAACGGTTTAACCTCGTTCGCGTCGCCTTCTCTCACTAAACCTGCGTTACCGTCGGCTTCAGTGGTTGAGAAGTCAGGATTTTCAAGCACGTATTCGACCGCTGCTTTTACTGCTTCGGGGGATTTAAAATAATCCTGCTTTTGCTTTCCCCACAGCCCGGAATAGTCGGCGTATATCGGCCCCGGCTCTACTCCGAGCAGTTTAAATGCTTTGGCGGACGCTCTGACGCTGTTGTCTCTCAGCGGTGTCGTTAAAGTTAATTCCGGGTTTTTTATATCGTTCCAGAGACCAGTTAACTCGTTTGCGTCAATACCCTTGAACCGCTGTTGCATATACTTCTGCCATTCGGCGAAGGTTGTTTTGCCCGCGCCGTAAAGCTTATCGCCGAATTTGTAAGCCTTTTCAAGGCCCTTCTTCGCCCACTTATCAGTTAGAATCTCCTGAGCAGTTTTTCCGGCGGGCCTGCCGCTGATCGCCCCGGTTCTGCCGAGACGCTTGTTGAAGTTGTCCAGGTCTGTCCAAAGAGTTCTGAGATGCTTCCTGATCGCCTTGCCAAAGTCATTAACCATCTGCCGCGCCCATCTTGCGAACGTCACACCGGCCTGTCTAATCAAATCCAGCCCGCGTTTTACAACCTGACCGGCTTTGTCGAGACCGCGCTTTGCATACCGGGCAACCAGGTATTCAGCTGAGTAAAGCGGTCTCGCGGATTTCATGGACCCCCGGGAGACTGAGTATATTTTACTGCGGGAAGGGTGAATATTTGCCTCGAAACCTGACTTCGGCCACTTTACGCGGATAGTATCCGGGTCTCCATTAACCGAAACATCTACCACCAGCACATCACCTGAGTCTCTCCCGCCAGGCGCGGTAAATCTTATAATGTCGCCGGGTAGCAAATCTTCATTGTTCAAAACGGCTTCGGGCCGCGCGTTTTTGGTCTCTACCTGCTCCGGCTTTTCGGCGAGATCATTATAATACTGGTCCTCCGTAGATGCAGCTTTTGCTGGTTGCGGCGCGGGGATCTTCGCGCCGGTGATGTCTTCGGCTTTACGATTCGCCCAGGTGCTTCTGTGCATCTGCCACGCGCCGGCGGAAGGCGCCCATCTGAAGCCATTGCTCTTTAACTTTTCGCGGGTCGCTTCGTCTGGCTTCGAGTCGAAGAATATCTGAAGCCTGTTTTCAGCTACGTTGTCAACGATTTCGCCGCCGTCGAATTCTATTTTCTGTGTCTGCTGAGATTGTTTAACCGAAAGCTCTTCGATGCGTTTTTTGAGACGGCTCATCTCAGCGTTATTGTTTTGCAGCGCATACGCGGGGAACCCAACTCTGCCGGCAAAGTCTTTTTCCAGCAGGTTTTTGGCCTTCGCCTCTGAAAAACCCTGCTCCTGAAGCTTCGTAATTTTTTCAGCGTCAGAAAGTTTTGACGCTTTAACAACTTTGTTAGCCTGCTTCATTCGCTCCTGGATTTTGCTGAGCGTTTCAAGTTTTGCTTTGAGTTTTACGATTGCGTCTTCGTCAGCAGAAGAGATGCTTTTGTTCTTTTCGGCTGACTCAGCTCTCTGGCTGTAATATTCAGCTTTCTTTTCTTCCTTCAGGGCGGCGTCCATTTTATTGTGCATCCTGCTCTGGGCGGCTCGCGCGCCACGCTCGGAATGATGCCCGACAAGAATTGGTTGCCCCATGTAAAAGCGTTCAGAGATTTTGTCAGCCTGGCGAAACAGCCCGCTTGCCTTCTGACCGGTTTTTGCCGCGCGGTCGGCAAACCTCAGCGCCCGATCGCGGCGCTTGGCTTCAGCTGCGGTGATGTTCCCGGTTTTTTCCCGCCATGCCGTGAGTGCCTTCAGATAATCTGTTGCTGATCCGAAATCTTTCTCTTCCGGTTTAATCAGGTCAGACTCGGGCCCCTTGACTTCGTTGGGCCCGGCGGATATATTTGAAGTAGCAGATGTTTCTGCTTTCTGAAAAGCCCCCTGTAAGGCGGATGGTTCCCTAGTGGCCCGCGTGGGGGCTTTTCTATTTTTGGAATGAAAAGTTATAAGGGTGTCGGATCCGTCCTTTCTGTTTTTTCCAACAACAACTTTTAACAATGCGCCATCCTCAGCAGGGCGGGTATAAATTCTCGTGTCGCCGTCAAATTCAACTTTACCGTCGCGGATAATTTCGCCGATCTGTAAAATTTCTTCTGCCGTAACCGGGCCGATATTCGTGCCGTAGTGCTTTATCAGCACATGCTGAGCGCCGAATTTTCTTCGTCCGCCTTCCACGGCCACATACTCGCCTACATCTTTCAGGTCTTTAATTTTATAAACCTTCTCTCTGCGCGTGAAAACGTCGTATATACCCTGTTGCTCGGGCGTGAGGTTTCTCCCCTTCAGCTCTTCGATGAACCGATTGATGCGCTCAGAGAGTTTACCGATTGCGCCCGGCGCTCTCTCCGGGATAGGCTTAATTTGCTCAGGATAGAACGCAACGTAATTTGTTGGCCAAAACATGCCGCTCTCATCACCGTCTCTGGGTGAAGTAATAACTATTCCGTCGTGCCCGTTGGCCTTGGCTTTTGCGATAGCTTCATTTACGCCTTTGTCGCCGTTCGTCCTCTGAAAATACGCCGGGTTTTTAATGTCGAGGCTCGCTTGCAAAACATTGCTGCCGTAGTCACTTGCGTCCGAGGCATCTTCAGAAAACCAGAAACCGTGAGGGCTTTTGGCAGCGTCGAACGTAGAAAAATCAGAATCTGTTCCGTGATACAGCACTTGGGGAATACTTATATCTTCAGCTTTGAAGCTGGTTTCAGCTGGTTTCTCTATCGTCACAAGCTGCGAGTTAACCCCGGTCTGTCTGAAAGCGTCTTTACCGGCGAACACCTGGCCAAGACTTTCTGAAGTGCCGCCGGCGGCATCAAGCCAGTCACGAAATTCGACAGACTCTTTATCGTTGGCGAAGGTAAAATGATTGCCCATAATCGCAATCATTTTGCCGCCAGGCGCGAGAAGTTCGTAAGCTTTTCTGACGTGCCTGATGTCGCGATTCTTGCTGAAAGGCGGGTTCATTATGATGCGGTCGAACTTCTGATCTGTTTCAAAGTTTTCGAAGTTGGTATCAATGACTTCGTGATTTTTCATTGTCAAGATCTCACGCAGATCGCTGAGAGGTTCGATGACTTTAACGTCAGCTTCAGGCTGCGCGGCTTTTACTGCGTCGGCCAGGTCGCCTTTGCCCGCAGAAGGTTCAAGCACCTTCATACCAGGCTTGATGTCGAGTTCCTGCGCCATGCGTTCGGCGAGAGCCGGTGGTGTCGGAAAGAAGTCAAAACCCTCGAACTTTTTACCGATCAATTCTCGCTCTGCTTTAACAAGCGGCGATTCCTGTTTTTTGCCTGCTTCGAGGTTGCGGTATTCAATCAGAGCGTCAGCCAGGTCAGAATCAGATTTTATACCTGCTGCTCTAAGCTTCTGGTAGTCTTCAACGGTTTCGAGAATCCTGGCAAACTGATACGGCGTTTTGATGCCTTTTTTCGCTATGGTCTTCTTAATATCAAGAATTTTGCCAATGGCGTCGTCGCTAAGTGAAACATTGCGAGAGCGATTGCCGCGCCCCAGCTTTTCAATATACGCCGCCGCAGGTTTCATTCCCTGGATTGCTTCAAGTTCTTTTGCTGCATGGTCAAACCAGTCACCGTAAGGATGCGGCCTATTGAATTCCGCGCCATCTCGGATCGCGGCATCTGTGACCGGTTCTTTTTTATACCAGTCGTAAGGCTTATCATTCTTCCTGGCGTGCCGGCCAAGTGCCAAAGTCAGTTCGTTTTTGAAAAGCATCAGGTCTGGTCGTGATTTAACGCCCTTCAGATATCTGACTTCGCCGCGCTCCATCGCGTCCGCCAGGTTGATCATCGTTTTGGCAAACGCCTCCCTGTTGGCTGCGTCGTCAGTTGCGCCAGCGGCCATTCTTGCACGTCTGGCGGTATTGGTCTGGCGGTCTCTATTCAAGTCTGCCTGAGCCTGGTCGAGAAGTGACGCGGCTGACTTTCGCAGCCTCTGAGCATTGGCGAGCATTTCGGCATTTTCGGCGGTAATTCTGGTTGCCGGCTGAGTTTCTGGTTTAGACACTGGCTTCGTCTCAGACTTTACCGGCGCAATTTTCCCGCTGTTTAAATCCGCTGCTTTATCATCTGCAGCCTGCCTGCCGGTATGCCAGGAATACTGTTTGCCCTCCGGGTCGAGAACTCTGAAGCCGCCCTGGTATGACTCAACCTTGTAACCATTTTTGGTTACAGCCTGCTCGCGCCTGGCTAAGGTAGCTTCTTTCCCGTAGTTTTTTTCGGTGAGTGTAGCCGGGTCTACTTCTGTCAGGTCTTTTATTTCCTGTTTCGAGTAAGGTCCGCGATAACCCATTGAATCAGACTTGGTTGTGAATACCGGCATATCATCAGCATCGATATACCATTGTTTTTTGTCTGCCTGGTCGCCTGCTTCACTTTTCTGCGGCAAGATAACATCTGTTTGCGGGCGCAAAAGTTTCTTTTCAAGTCGCGCAGCTGCGTCAGGGTTGCCCCGAAGTAGGGTGCGGTTCTCGGTTGGTACCTGAACGCCGTCAACCCTGACGGTCATTCTGTCATACTCGCCGCCTTTCAGGGGTTCAACTCTTGCCCTTGGCGCGGTGTTAGCCCTGCCTTCGGCGTAATCACGAAGCGCCAGAGAACTTGCCTGATCGCCTCTGGCGTGCGCACGTAAGAACATGTTACCCAGCTCTACAGCTGACGGCGGCGGGGGCAGCAGCCCTGGGGCGACTGGCTGAGGTAGTGCCGACGGACTGACAATCGCCGGACCGGTCAGGCGTGGATCGGCGTCGTCATAAACCGGCGTGCCGTCCGGCAGAATTGAAACAACGTTACGACTTCTGGGATCTCTTGCGGCCACGCCTGGAATGTCTGTGATTGGCGAACCGTCTGACAGAACTGTCGAAGCGTCGCCTGTGTAAGGAAGTTGTAACCGCGCCTGATTTTCTATCTGCAGGCGTTCTTTGGTCATTGCCAGCTGCTGCTTTTCTGTAACCGGTGTTTTGGGATCGTTGATTTTATTATCTATCAGAGCTTTGGCCCCGGAATATACCGCACCAACTCCGGTGCCGATAATAAACTCTTCCCCCAGCTGCCCGAGATACCCCGGCTTCGTGATCTCGTCGCCGGTCTTCTGAATCGCGGTTGACAGGTCATTATTTGCCAGGTTGCGCGTGAACACGCCGACAGGGTTCTGAAGGCCCTCTTCCATACCTTCGCCCAGTGGTGTCTCGGTCATGATTCGGTCGAGCAGTAATCTGCCTGCGGCCCGGCTGCCGTATCGTCTATGATATCTGGCCAGAAGTTCTGAGAATCCTTTTTTAAACAGCCCTGATTTACCCGCGCCGCTCACCAGGCCGAGGGGTGTAACGCCCATACCGGTCTCTATAAGCGCGTGCGGGATCGCGCCGGCTAGAACCGCCGATGGGTTTTCGAGCGGCAGAACGCTACCGTATTGATTTGTTTGAACCGCATCTTTTCTGAGTTCTGGTACCGACATGCCTGCTGCGGTTCCGAAAACTTTGAGTGCTTCCAGAACTTTGCCGGACGTTACGCCCGCACCGGCCATTTTTGAGAGCAGCGCTCTGGTTCCGAGACCAGTAGCTATCATAGCCGGTGCGTTTTCAATAGCCGCTTCGAGAATTTTGACACCATAACCTGAATCTTCCGGCGACGAGGGAAACTGTTGCTCAGTATCGTAGTCAATATCTTTTTGCAACTGATCTAGTGTCATTGCGGCGCTCTTCATGCCTACCATATCGGCGGCCTGCGCCCCCAACGATACCAGACCAGTGTTGAATTTTACCGGCATACGGGCGAGAGCGTTCAGCGCAAAAGTGCCATCGCTTGCACCACGGGCATTCTCTCTGGCCCGCTGAGCTTTTTCGTATTCATCGGCAATGAGAATACCTTCTGCTTCCTGTTTAAAAGCGTCTGACTCAGCCGTAGAAAGCTCGGCTATGCGTTTTTTAAACCCGTCGATAACCTGTCTTTTCTGGTCTTCGGTCAGGCCGAGGGCAAAATCATCACTTGCGATAATTTCTCTGGTTTTCTTTATGTAAGCACGAAGTTTACTTTCAGCGGGCATTTGAGCACTCCGATTATTTTATAGGGTTGAATCCTGGGAGGGGTTTCGCGGGAGAGGTGAACTGACGAAGAATTTCTAAAAGAACCGACTGCGGTATGCCCGCCCCGGCGCTGTTCATGGCCGAACCTGAGAAGTCAGACAACGCCTCAACACCTGGGCGCAATGCTACGTGCCGCATCGGGTTTACCGGTTTTGGTTTCATAGCATTCGCCAGATTCGCGCCGCTGATCGCGCCTTCGGCCTGGTCAAGAAAACTCTGAGGATCTCTTACGCCTCCGCCGAAAAGCTTTGTAGATAGCGCACTGTGATACCTGAAAAGTTTCTGATATTCACTGTTGAGACTGGCTATTTCGGTATCACTGAGAACCCGGCCGGTCTCTTCGCCGTGTTCGTTTCTTTCTTTCCCGTCGCGGATCATTCTTTTGATTCGTTCCATCTGAGTTGATGCCTGGTTGAGTTCATCGAGAACGCCCTTATTCTCGGATGCTGAAGAGCCTTTACTACCAGTCTTTCCTGTGTTCAGAGCACGGCTATTGTAGTATCCGATCTGGGATTGCTTCAACGCGCGGTTAAGTTCCTGTAGCTCAGGGTCGGTAATCTCAGGCAGGCCAAGAGTTTTAGTTATCGTTTTCAGGGCGTAGTTACGGTCCCCGATTTCTTTTCCGATCAGCCCGCCGGTATCGATAAGGCGCTGATTTTCTGCGTCTTTCAATGCTTTACTTTCGAGGTCTTCCTGACGAACGCGGGAGCGTTTTATTTTATACTCGCCCTCATCCCGGCCAATATCGCGCCGGTAATCTTCGTCGTTGTACTGCAGCGCCAGGCCGCGCCGCTGCTTCTCTTCCTGAAGGGCGCGGGAACGATCAACGCCATACTTGCGCTGTTCCTCGTCGCGCAGCATTTTTTCACGCAGCGCCGCGTCTGCCCCCGAAGCCAATGCGCCAAGAAAGTTTCGTGTTACTCTGCTCGCCATAATTTTATTCTCCCTTACCGCGCCATCGCCAGGCGTTTCATCATCTGAGCTGTCGCAGCTCTCGCACCTTTAGACGCACCGGGAACATACGGCGCTGCTTCAGCCGGCGCGACGTTTGCGGCCATGCCCGCCGGATTTATAAGACTTCCCAGATACGCCTGTGCAGCGGTGCCTACCAGTTGGCCTATCGGGCTGGGCGCGTTCGCGTCCTGACCAAGATAGTTCATGTAACTGCTGAGAATTCCCTGACCGCCATTGAAACCGTAGGCGCGGGTCAAAGAGTTGAGTGCGTCAGAGTTGACCCCGCTCATAAGATTGAACGCCTGGCCTGCATTGTTTACCTGTCCCTGAACCTTCTGGCCCTGGAGAGCTGACAAACCTCGTGCGCGGGTTGAGCCGGCGTTAACCAGAGCGCCGAGATCAACACCCGAGCCGAGAATCCCGCGCTGCGCCATACGTTTTGTGACCGCCGATTCGGTATCGGCGATACCTCTTTCAAGACTTGCCGCGCCCTGGTTGAATGCAAGATCAGGTGCGCCCTTCAGCATTCTGAGGTATTCCGCCGCCCATTCGCGATTCTGCCCGGTGGTCTCTCTGGTCTGGTCAATCAGATCCTGCTGATACCCCTGCTGCTGGGCCATCTGCGAATTGTATAAACTTTCAAGCTGCTTGCGGGATTCTCTACCGGGGTCCCATAAGTCTTTCCAGCCCTTTTCTACGCCGCCCCATGCTTTTGATAGCCAGCTCATGCCTTTTCACCTCGCAGTTGTTCAGTGCGCAGTTGCGCGGTCAATTTTGAAATTTCTGTAGCCTGCAGGGCTACTTTCTTTTCGAGTGCTTCGATACGCCCGGTCTGACTTTTCAGAAGGTTGTAAACATCGTCAATCGTGGCCATCCGCTACGGTCCCCCAGTCGTGGATCTGCGCGCCCTGTTCACCGACAAAGCGCAATGAAAAAGTCGTGTATCTGGTTGATTTAACGGTGAAGAATTCAGTCGTAACGGCGGCCAGGTCAAAGCCATAAACGGTAACTAGCTGACCATCGCCGAGAAGCTCGACGGTGAATTTACCTTTGCCCCTCACATAAAGCCTTTTGTTGAACTGAACCCCGTCATATCGCCCGTCAACGTGAAACTCTTTCGACCGCCATTTGAAAAGCGGCGTGTTGTCGCCGTCCTGGTAGCTGCTGTCGTAAGTGCAGAATCCTCTCAGAACAGCGTCATAAACCACATTTAGAGTTTTCGCCAATACCGCCTGGTCGCCTATCATCAGTTCAAAAACATAAAACCGGTTGTCCTGGACGCGGTTTCTGTTCGACGCATTCAGCGGGTTATACAGCGTGGGGTTGCCTGTCCAGCCTTCGGTATTCAGAATGTCTTTAACCGGCAGAGATGCTTCAACGGCAAACCTGCTATTGAACAGCAGAACTGAGTCGGTTTTTTTATTCGTTGACTTCGCCAGGGCAATGAGCGTGCCGGCTATCGCCTGCGCAGAATTGAAAGAGAACCCGGCTTTCCAGGCGTCGGTATTCGTTGGGCCTTCGAAGTCTATCCGGCTCAGCTGAAAGTTGTCTTCGTTGTCGCCATAGAGAATGTAAACATCCGTTTTTGTGAAGATCGCCAGACATTCATTGAATTGAGCCAGGGCAATAACATTGGCGTTAAAATGGAAAAAGAATTCAGCCTTGAACTCACTGAACAAACCTGTCTTAGAGTAATAGACAAACCCTTGATGCTGTTCGTCCGGCGCAATGGCAACGAACAGCTTTTCTTTATGCAGAACGATTGACATGACATCTTTACTGTCGAGCGGCAGATTTGTGTTGCCGTCGGTCGTGAGAACCGCGCCAAGTTCAGCGTCGGGAATAGAATCGTAAAAGGTCTCACTGAACGCGCCAGGGTCTTTCTGGACGGCAAACAGATACTCTTCAGCACCGTAAGGGATTCTGTAAATTCTGATCTCAAGATTCGGGAACAACGAAAGCGGTACGGCCTCTACCAGAAGGCCTGTAAACTTCAGAAAGCATTCGCCTGAATAGGCGTTGATGTCAGTAGCGGTTATCTCAACCTCAAGCAGCAGCGGCGGTGACTCACGGTAAGTCGTCGGGTTATAATAGGTCAGAGCATAGAAATACTTGCCTGGCTGCGTGATTACACTTTTATAATTGCCGATGTAATACCTGTGAAAGCGTATTGTTATCAACTCTCCAGCGCCCGGATGCGTGAACAGGGTGACTATAACCTTGCCTTCGTCAGCAGTTCCCTCTTCCCCGGCCCTCCAGGTGAACTGATCAGGTCTTAGCCCGCCGACTACCAGAAACTTAAAATGGTGCGTCTGCGATAGATAGGTAGATGGCGCCGTCGTAAAGAAGTCTTCAAGACTTATCGGGTAATCAAACTGCCCGGCAACAGTTGTCGCCTGGCCTATATCGATTGCGTAGTCAGTCGTAACAACAGTCCGATGAACACTCAGAGATGTCAGACACCCGGCGGTAGGCACCGGGATACCGACTGGTTTTGTATTCGTAGGCGTATCGTAGATTCTCACCTGGCCCCGTGACGCATACGTGCCGCCGGCCTCTACCGGAACACGCACCGACGGGTCGATAACAAACCGTTCCCTGTTTGGCAGTTTCACCTGTCTGGCCGGCGCGGCATCATAGAGACCTGTATTAACCGGGAACGCGCCGAACTCAAGATACCCGCGGTCAATTTTGCAGTTGACCATCTCCTGCGCTTCGTTCGCGCCTATGAAAACAGGGTTACTCTGGTTGAGGTAGCCGAACTTGCTCATTTACATTCTCCAGGGCATCTGCGTTGCCGGTTCAATATCCACTTCGGAATCAGTGAAACTACGACTGGCGTTAACCGCCCGCTCGAAAGAGTCCAGGTATATCGTTGATTTTTTAACATCCTGAGATTTTGAGCCTTCTTTGCTGAGTGCTAGAAAAGCGGCCCACTGCCAACAGGCGTCATGATAAACCGCGGGTATCTCTGGCTCGTCTGCTGAGTCTGACAGTTGCGCCGGCAGATAGATGTAATCCATTGTCACTACCTGGTCAGCAATCCGATTCGGGGTGAACACGCCTGTTCCCGAAATTGTCAGGGGCGTGTAAATTATGACCTCAATCGTTCCGTCACTGGCCGCCGGTGTTACAAGCGTAACTTTCATGTCGTTTGTGCCTGGGGCCGTTATTAAGTAATCCGCGCCGTTGAGCATAACGCCGTTCAGCAAGACTTTGACGCTGTCAGTCACGTTATTGTAAAAGCAGTCGAGGAAAGTAAACTCGTCCTGACCCGTCGTAACAGACTGCCCGTATTTCGTGGCCACAATAGCAGAGTTTTGATACACGACTTCGACCGGAGCAGTAAAAGTCGAAGTATAGGGCAGAAGCAGTCTTGAGCTGTCCGCCGGGTCGATACTCCAGTCACCAACGTTCTGATAAATCCCGTTGATGTATAGATCGATGAGGTTTTGATTGCCGTAGGGCAGGGGTATCGAAAGTTGAATTTCGTTGTTAGTCTGATAAAGCGTCGCCGATATAGTTTTAATCAGTGATGCTGAACTGTTGCCGATAACGAAAGCTGGTTTCGGGAACACCTTTACCATCTGGTTTTCAAAAAACCAGTGAACCGGATCGCCGACCATGTCTCGCCAGCTCTCTTCAAAACGGTATCCCGCACCTACCAACTCTCGCTGGTGTGACGTGCCGGAATACGCGGTTTCGAGGAACTTCAGGCTTTTTTTGTCCAGGGGTTTGCCGAGATACTGAACCCCAACCGGCTCGATGATATCGGTAGGCAGAAAGTAAACCCCGTCTTCGAGATCGCTTTTGTCCAGGTATGCGTTTTTGCGCAGGAACCGGCTGCGCTTTACAAACTCAACCAGGCCGTCGTTAATATAGCCTTTTAGCTCGGCTTCCAACCAGTATTGCGGCGTGGCATTCTCAGCCAGTATGTTTAAAAGTTTTGAGTAGAGCTGCCCGAAATTCATTTTGACCACCCTTTAAAGTTAAGGCGGGCAAGCCGAAGCCTGCCCGCCAGCCGGAAGAAACCAGTTGTCTATGGCAAAGACACGGTTAAATCACTCTTTTGCCTTTTTAGGCAGCGTCTTTACCGCGGGGCTTTTTTCGGTCTCGTCTTCTCTGGGTGTTACTTCGACTATGCCGAGTTCAGGGATCTTCGCTTTCTTGCGCAGCATTTCAATAACATCGGGGTCTTCGGTCACGAAGGACCCGTTATGGAAAACTGCAGGATGGCGAGTATCGCCGGTAATAAGGTTTTTGTGTTCACTCCAGAATTTAGCCACGAGTTAGCCTCCTCATGCGATTACGATTTTTGCATGACGTTCCTGAGAGATAACCTTCAGGCCCGATTCGCCGATGATCTGGTCTTTTCTGCCGTCAACGTCGGGTGACTGAACGTTTTCTTTCCATACGTCGGGTCTGAGAACCATTTCTTCGAGCAGCGCCGGTTCAAGGGCAAAGCCGGTCGGCGCTGAGTAAATCTGGTTCATAGTCTGGTCGATCATGAAATCCATGTCGCCGTAGATAGTCGAAAGACGACTGATCTTGATACCGAATTCCTTGCTGCGGGGGCTGATATCCATGCTGATTTTGTGGTTAGTCAGAATTTCCTGCTGGACCAGAAGCGCCAGGCCACTGTTGCAAACGAGAATCTTTTCTTCTCCACCGTATTCATAAGCCATTTTTGCAAATTCCATGAAATAGTTGTAGGTGAACGAAGACTTGTTATAGACGTTCGCGGTGATGAACTGATCGAGACCGCCGGTAGTTCTCAGCGGCTTGCCATCAGCGGCAGTGATTTCGTTTCTGCGGCCAACGAAATATGAACGGGCGCGTTCAAGCAGGAACTGATCCCATTCCAGACGCTTCTGGAATGAGAGCTTGTTTACATCGCCATAATACTCAGTCGCTTCGCTGGTTGCTGTTGCATCAACGGCGCGTTTGAAGATCTGGGTGAAGTTGTAGACTTCAGTCGGTGAATAAGCTCTGGCGTCAGGAGAAGCGGAACCTTCAGAGAAGGCATTGCCGACCAGAACGATGACATCAGCCGCAGTGATAGCATCGGCAGTAGAACCACCCCAACCTCTGACAATCGTCAGGTTGTCGCCTGAAACGTTGGTAACACGGCAGCTTTCTTTCGTGTTGCGGTTGTAGATGATGTCGTTAATGGTGAACATCGAGCCGGTACCAGTGGTAACAGCAAGAGTCGTGGCGCTGTCGTTGATCGTTGAGGCACAGGCAGACAGCGGAGTGCCAACATCGATGTCGGCCCATTCAAATTTTGGCCCTTTGCAGTTGACTGCTTTTTTACCGATCGCGTAGCCATTGCGACCACTGGCCGAACTTCTGCGCTTCATGGTCAACAGACGCATAAACACAACAAAGGCTGCGAAGTTTGCGCGTCGCTGATAGACCTTCGGGTCCATCTGTCTGATGCGCATGGTTGAGGTGTCAGACGTTGCGAACTGGCCGCGTTTGGCGATGTTAAGAGACATAATTCAAACCTCCGTGTTTTTCTCTTAGCTCTCTCCGAGAGCCGGGTTAATAGCGACTATTAAAAGCCGAGAATGTCACTTCCGAACACCTCGCCCTTTTTCTTGTCCTGCTGAGTTTTGATCGGTTTTTTGCCTTCAGGTGTTTTACCATTGAGCAACTTGCCGTGAGTGCCGGCAACTTTTTTCGCCAGGTCCAGAAGCTTGCTCGGGTCACCTTTCGCCAGAGATTCTTCAATCTCAAGGTAGGCAGCGTGAGAAATTTTATTCAGCGCCTCTGCCAACTGCTTTTTGTGTTCCGGCTTTGGCAGAAGCTTGTCCATCTGACTGTTGATGTTCTGATAAGTCTTGCGGGTCTGATGCTCGCCGGCGATTATCTGAACCGCTTTCTGGTATTCAGCTTTTCTGCTGTTGATCGCTTCGTTTACAAAGTAGTTGAACCGGGCAATGTGCTTGGTATCGAATTCTTCATATTCGCCGAATTCTGCTTCAACTGCCTTTTTAGCTTCGGCTTCAGCAGCGGTGAAAAATTCTTTTGACCCCGGGATGTAGTCAGGTTTTACCCGGCTCTTGATTTCCTCATCGAGCGTTGCAAAGTCCTGTTTTTCAGCGTCCTGACTGCCGTCGGTTCTATCCTGGTCAGATTTACCGGCATCAGCTTTTTCGCCGCCAGACTTATCATCTTCAGAAGCATCAGACTCTTCGCTGTCTTCATCGCTCTCTTCGTCGTCGGTGTCCTCAGCGTCCTGGTCGTCTTCAGAATCGTCTTCGGAATCATCCTCAGAGTCATCTTCGAAGTCAAAATCTTCAGCGTCCTGGTCGTCGGTCTCTTCGTCGGCACCGGCTTCAATCTCGGTGTTTTCGTCCAGTTCGTTAATTTCTTCCTGGCTGTTGTTTTCCGTGTTCATGCCAATCACTCGCCTCCGTGCTGTTTCTTCGTAAGCGTTTCCTCTGCGTCTTTGCCGTTCAGAATCGCTATTTCGATGGCAGTCTGTAAATCTCTGGCCGCCTTCATTTCAAATTGTAGCATAAAAAGGCGGCTATTATCAATATTTTGATAATTGATTACCGGCATTGTGGAAAACTCATTTTTGCATTGTTCTATCGCGCGGTTAGTCAGGACTTTGAGAACTTCCGCCACCAACTCTACCTTTTGCCCGAAGTCTCGAACCGCCTGAAGTTTTTCACGATCCGCTGAGGTGAGCTTGATCTGCATTATTGTTTCAGCCCTTCCGCCGCCGGAACGGCCGGCTGCTGCGAAGTCTGCTGAATCCCGGCCATAAGCGCCTGGGTAATTTGTGCCCCGGTGGAAGGATCGAGACCGGCCGACTGAAGAATCTGACCGAGCATTTGCGGCAACTGTTGTAAAAGCGCCTGAATCTGCATTGCTGCGCCTGCCTGGCCTGCCTCGATCCCGATAAACTTGTCAGGGTTCGTGAATCCCATCTCTTCAATGATCTGCTTGGCGGTTTCAAACATGCCCTGCGGCGAGGCTGCGCCAATCTTCAGAAGCGGCGGCAAAATCTGGGCAAACATCAGCATCAGGTTTTGAACGGTGAGCTGCTTATCCTGCAGGCCAATATTGCTTGTCACCTGCACATCGAATTCGCCCTTGATATCGTCAGGGTGGAACACGTAATACTGGTTTGTCAGCCGGAAAGTGAATTCTTTTTTCAGCTTCTTTTTGTCTAGGGTAATCAGATGTTTGTGGAGAGGAACCAGGCCATTTTCCGCGCCGTCGCGTGCCATTTTCCGAAGTCTCTGTTGGCTTGCCGCCATGATCTTCGATATACCCGTTGCGGTTTTGTTCAGGCTCTCTGAGTCGAGCCCCTGATTGTATTTTGTAATGCCAGTGCGTTGCTCTGACCAGTTGCTCGCCAGTTCGATCAGCGGCATTGTCTCAGGTGCAAGCTGATACTGTGGCATGGCCTGAAGCAGGTCGTTAACTTTCTTGTTCCCGGTAAGGTCTACACGAATCAGTTTTTTACCGGCCTGAATGTCGCTGATTGCGGCCGGTTGGTTCGAGTCGATCCCGAACACCCGATCATTGTTAATCGCGGTGTTAATGATGATTTGCCTGATAAGGGCCGTTTTCAGGTCTTGAATGTCCTGCAGGTAGTCGGCAACGCCTTCTTTCCATTTCTGGTAGCTGTTTGCGTAGAATGAAATGGTAAAGAACGGGTTGCGGTCGTATTCGTTGATTTCAGCAAACAGAACGCGGCCGTTGCTGATTATGACACGCACGTTTTCGAGCAAGCCATCACCGTCAACGTCGTATTTGCCGTAGCACTCGTAGACAACTACTTTCTTTCTGCCTTCCTGCCCGTCTTTCAGGCTTGCGTCAAGAGTGTCGCCCTCCTGCTCGTCTTCGCCAGTGTAATTCCTGATTGCGTCGAATATCCTGACCATGCTGTTACCCTGGTCTGAATGAGGATCGACAAAAGGAAAGTCGTCTTCGGTATTGCGGAATATGCCGGCCTTGCCGAGCCGCCGAATATCGTCATACAGCATGTAATGGCGGTAGCACTCGAACACATTGCGGCCGGATTCGTCCTGTTCAGGCAGGAAGATGTATTCTCCCGGTCTGATGTTTCGGATTGTGGGCTGGTCTTTCACGCGCACCTGCTCTTCGATCAGCAGTTTGTAAGTTCCGTCTGGCAAGGCTTCAACCTTCTTGATCATCTTTTCGGCCTGGTCAGCAGGGATTGAATAGAATTCTTCAGCTGTTGCCTGATACCAGTTCAGCTTTTTCTCTTCGATGATTTCCCAGTCGAGCTTAACAACGCCAAGGCCTGCTTCAACTGCATCCCTGATCCACTGGTCAATAAGCACATACCCGTTGTTCTGGGTTTGCATCTGGTATTTGATTACCTTTTCCAGGACTTCCGGGTCATCGTCTGGAGAGCGGCCGAAAATGCCAACGATCTTGTCAGCGCCGAAATATACCTCTGTAAATGACGGCATAAGCCATTCAACAATGTCTTTAACGTCGCTAGTTGAAAAGCTCGAAAGCTCTGACAGCTTTTCAAACTTCGCTTTGTAATAATCTTTGTTGCTGTGCAGAAGGTTGTAACGCATGATTACGCCTTCAGCTATGCTTGCATCGAAGTATCGTTCAGCTTCGTTTTTGTCGGAAATAACGATGTCAAAAAGGTCTTCGTCGCTGACTTTGAATTTCTTGGCTGGTTTGTATTCTTCAAGTAACTGCATGTTTTGCCCTCCGTGGCTTTGTTATTACATCGCGCCTGCGCGTCTGATTTCTTCGGTTCTGTCCTGCACCAGGCGGCTCGTTTTCTCGGAAAGGAACTTGAGCGCCTGGGTTGTTGAGTCAACGTCGTCGTCGTGCGGCGCGTTCGGAAACGCCGCTATCTCAGATTCATAATCGATCAGCCAGGGCGCGAACTCCGGCAGATAAACCCGGCCCGATTCAACCAGGCCGCTTACGCCCTGCGCCCGTGATACCTTCGATTCAGCGAGCCTGCCGCCTTTCGGCATAACCCCAACTACCGGCAGCCGGGTTTCCCTTTGCAAGACCTGTATCAACTGTTGCCCGCTGCCCTTATCCTCGATCAGTATGTAATTCGGGTTGTCTCTTGCCGCCAGAGATTGAACCGCGCGAAGCAGATCAGGAAACTGCAGGCGCTGGTTAAACCTGTCGGCCAGGTAAAATCTGTTGCTGTGCGCGTGCCACATGGTGCAGCTCGATGGGTCGTTAATTTCTTCATCTTTTATGCCGGTATCCCAGCTATGGACCAATAAGTCAGGGTATTGCGGCAGTTCGCGGTATCGCCTGAACCAGTCGATTTTGAATATGCTGCCCTCTTCGGGTGTCGGTTGCTGCTGATACAGCGCCGACCATTCACGCGAACCCGACTGTTCTTTTATCCTGGCTAAAGCTTCAAGCGGGTAATCGTCCGGCCATAGCGCCTCACCAATCGCCCGGCCCAGCGGGTCACAATCCTCAGCAACCGCCGGCAGGGATAAAACCTGCCAACCCTCAGACTTGTGATCTTTTAACAGCCACCCGGCCAGGTCGTCATGATGCCATCGGGTATTCATTATAATGACCGCCCCACCCGGCATGAGTCGGGTATAGGCTACAGACCGGTACCAGTCTTTCAACCTGCGTCGGTATGTTTCGCTGTCAGCTTCCTCTCGGCCCTTAACTGGGTCGTCAATCAGAAGTAAGTGCGCACCTCTGCCGGTAGCCGCACCACCAACACCCAGGGCGAAATAACTGCCGCCTCTGGTTGTGGCCAGACGTTTCTGACTTGCGCTGTCTGTTGAAAGCTGACACTCTTTAAAAATTTCGCTGAACGTAGGGTCCGCCATCTGGTTTCTGATCTTGCGGCCAAAATCCTCGGCCAGTTCCTGCGCGTAGGTCGCGTGGATGATATATTTGTCAGGATTGCGCCCGAGATACCATGCAGGAAAAAACTCTGAGGTAATCATCGACTTGCCGTGTCTCGGCGGGGCGAAGATCATCAGGCGTTTACATTTTCCAGACTCCACATCTTCGAGCGCCCTGGCTATCGCCTGGTGATGTCTCGCCGCTCTGTAGTTTGGCCATTGCAATTTTGCATACTCAACCAGATCGCGGCGGGCGAGTTCATTTTTTATGGCGGACGCCGGGGGCAGTATCATTTATCACCTGCCTTCTCTACCAGGGCAAGCAGCTGCCGTAACTCTTCTTTTGATAGCTTCGATAAATTATGTTCAGATTTTACTTCGATTGCGCCGCCATCTCTGCCGGTGATCTCTTTTTTCTCCAGGCGCAAGCCGAGAATATCAACCATGTTACGCACCGCGCCGTTTGCGCCTTTTGGATCCCACATGTCGTCACGGGTGCATTTATTGATTATCAACCTGGTCTTACGCAACAACCACCCGCGATAATTGAGTGATTTTTTTCGGAGGCTTTTCTTACGCTCTTCAACCGCCTCTTTGACGCTAGGTATTGCTAAGAGGGCTGCGGCCTGCTCGTTTGCCGTTCTCACGCTATACCCCGCGCGGATAGCCGCCTGCGTGCCATTAAAATCAGCGCAATACTCGTCAACAAACCTCTGCCGCTTTGGCGACAGCTTACTGTATGCAGATTGTTCTGTTTTCTGGCTCATGTCTCTATATTATCAGAAAACTGATAATTGTTAAAGAGGGCCGCGGGGACTTTGGCGCAGCAACTCTGCCGCAGTAGAGAGCGCCGATCCGATATCTGACTCCCCGCACACCAGACACGTTTTAATCTTCGCTCCGAACGGGGCGCCGCAAGCTTTACACTCCCAGAGCCACCCGCCTTTTACCCATTCCTCCCGGCAATCCGGCGAACACCAGTGGCGGTTCGGCCCGTACGAAAACACTGCCCCGCACTGAATACAAACGCTTCGAGGATTAACAACGACCAGCGAAACGGCCACTTTTGACACCATCCGGTCATAGTATTTTACAGGCGCCTTCTTTTCGCAATACCGCTGGATCGTTCTTATCGCGGCGTTTATCGGCTCCGGGTATCCCGTGTCTTCGAGAAGCTCGATGCTCGTACTGACGACTACATTTTCAGCTGTCATTCTGACCTTTCCGCCTTTCACGTTTTTCCAACGCTTTCTGGCAGGCTTTGCATTTCGGTTGCCCGAGAGTGCGTTCATAGTCCAACCCCAGACCGAGCCACTTTCTGCAAAGGCTTCGCCCGCCAACGAAGTAATGCTCATTGCGTGAATTCAGCAAATACGCCCAGCCTTCTTTACTCATCGGTCTTCCCTTTCTTCTCTTTCGGGCACATGAAGCATGGCGCAGACGCCGCCTGTTCTCTCATGGTCTTTGTCCACATTTTGCGCTCTGCATAGCAGGCCCAAAGCTTCGGTTTACCGCATTTCGGGCACAACGAGTTAATTTCGATCCGGTAATACATTTTTAATTTTTCTCCTTCGGTGTGCGTGTAAGCTGTCGTGCGTCGTTTCATTTCTGCATTTCGCCCCGCGACAACTTCCGCAGTCGTGACTCAAGCATTTTCCTGACTGTGCTTCTGGTCTCTTTTTTAAGGCAGGCGTTAATCGATTCGACACTCAGAGACGACATCCGATACTTCGCGCAGTCTACGCTTGTGCAACAGACTGACCTGACATCACACTCAACCGGGGTGGCGTATTCTTTACAGGAATCTTCAGGATTCACTTCCGCCTGGGCCTTTGGCCCGAAATAATTGCCACACTCACGGTCACTCTGTCTGTAATACCCGCACGTTTTACAAGTCTTCATTTTGTTTCTCCCGTGTATTTTCTTATCCTGGCCTTCAATGAATCCAGGACGTATGCCTGAGCCTCGTCTTTTTTATCCAGGGCGGCGATAACATCATCATCGCGGGTGCCCTGAGTCACCAGGTGGTGAATGATTACCTTCTGGGTCTGGCCCTGGCGGTGAAGACGTTTATTCGCCTGGGTGTAAAGTTCGTAGTTCCAGTTCAACCCGAACCATACTATGTGGTTGCCGCCGTCCTGCATGTTCAACCCGTAGGCCGTGCTTGCCGGGTGCGCAAGCAGCACGTCGATCTTTTTGTTATTCCAGTCAGCCAGATCACGCTGATCCTGGTAGACCCGTACCGACAGGCCGCTGTCTGCCAGGGCTTTTAAAATCCGGTCGCGGTCATGCTGAAAGTTATAAAACACCAATACGGGTTTACCCGCCAAGCCCTCGACCAGTTCGAGAAAAGCATCAACTTTACAGTTGTGGATCTCGTGAACGCTTTTGTTTTCGTCGTAAACCGCGCCGTTCGACAGCTGCAGAAGCTTGTTCGACAACGCCGCCGCACTGGTGACAGATATCAGCTCTTTATCTTCGGTCTCAAGTATCATCTGCTTCTCAAGCTGCAGATATAACTGCTGCGCTTTGTCATCGAGTCTTACGGGTATCGTGTTATAAACCACGTCTGGCAGTTCGATATAATCTTCAGATTTCATCGAGACGCAGATGTCAGAGATTTTCTCCAGAATGCGCCGGTCAGCGTTCTCTTTCAGATCGTAACTGGTAACGATATGGCCGATGCGATTGCCCGGCGTGAAGTATCTCTCTCGGAATGCCGAATAGGATTTCTCCAGGCGCGCGCCGCCGTCAAGTAGAAATATCTGCGCCCACAGATCGGCTATGCCGTTCGGCGACGGTGTGCCGGTCAGACAGACCAGGCGGCTGATCTTTGGCCGGACACGTTTTAATGACTTGAACCGGCCGGTTCGGTGGTTTTTGAAACTGGTTGATTCATCGAGAACCACCATGTCAAAGGGCCAGTTATTGCCGAAGTATTCAGTCAACCATTTGATGTTGTCGCGGTTGATGACGTAGATGTCGGCCGGGGCGAGAGCCGCCCGGATTCGCTGCTTCGTGTCACCGAGAATAGTAGACACCACCAGGCCGTTAAAATCCGCCCACTTTCGGGTTTCGTTCTGCCAGGTGCTTTCGGAAACTTTCTTCGGCGCGACAATCAACACTTTCCCGACCTCGAACCTGAACGCCTGTAACTCGCGGATAGCCGCCAGGGTAATCGAAGTCTTGCCTAAACCCATGTCGAGAAACAGACCGATGTCAGACTTGCTGACGATCTCGTTAATGCAGTGCTGCTGGTAGGGGTATGGGTTAAAGGTTCTCATTTTTCGCCTCGTTTTAATGCGTCTTTTATCAGGCGCTCGAACGGCTCGAACAGGTTTTCGCCTCGCAAAAACCGGTAGAGCGTGCTGAGACTGACGCCGGCCAAAATAGCAAAATCCCGTTTGTAAATATTTCTCTTCGCGCAGAACACCCTGACCGCTTTCTGTCGCGAGTTCGCTAAATTATCTCTGGCATGGCCAGTGTCAGTTTTCATGTTCGGTCACCTTTGCTTTCTCGGCCTTCGGGCCGGCGTAGTGCCTGATAAAATCGTCAACGTCTTCCTTGCTGCGGCAGACCCAGATTGTCTGCTGCAATTTTCGCAGTTTCAGGAACTGCGCGCATTGAAGTTTGGAAAGAATGCCGTCAGCTCTCTTCAGTTCGACAAAAACAACGTTGCCGTTCGGCATGATACAGATGCGGTCGGGCACTCCGGCGTTACCTGGTGACGTGAACTTATAACTGGCCCCGCCGATCTTTTTCACCTGGTCCCTGAGATACGATTCGATACTTTTTTCTGATTGCATGTTAAGCCCCCTTTTTGCACATCAAGCACCAGCGGCACTCCACGTTTACCGCAGCTTCGACTAATGCTTTCGCCTTTCGTTTAGACTTCGAGCCCGCGATAAACAATTTATCCCGCCCGCAAACTGAACACTTCGTAACGATTGTGTGAACATACCCGTTGGATGATTTACTAGCGTGGCTTCTCATCCGGTGTGCCTCCAGTTATTACAGACCTTGTTACAACTACATCTCACGCCAGCGTAGGATATAAAGGTGCAATAGAGAACTCTCGCTCTCGATTTCGATAACTCTATGTGCGAGTGCCTGCACGTAAAACACCGAAAAGTTTTATCCTTACTCTTATGATAGTTACAGTGTTTTAACTCATCTACCATCACTCCACCTCCGCCTGACGTTTAATGATTGCTTCCAGGGAAATGATCTGCTGCTTCAGTTCGCGGACTTCGCGTAAAATAACCTTGTAGTCACTTACCCAGATGTTTATCTGCATAAGCACTATCGCCACGACTCCGGCGAGCCAAGTCATTTTCATTACCTGAAAATTTTGTTTCATTCGTTCCCGTTCATGTTCCAGACTGTCCTGCATTGTTAATACTCCCTGTAATCCGCTGTTTACGCGGGGCTTGTACTTTTTTTTAATCCGTGTTTTAATCAAGGCATGAATACCTTGCTTGTCACAACCAACCCTTGCCGACCGACTTTTTACCCTCGGTCAAATCTTGCCGGGCGGTTTTTATCGACTTTGTTGACAATTTAGAGATTGTTGACACTTTGCGACCGACTTTGTTGACACCTAAACCCCTTTAAACAGGGCGTTTTGTTATGTTTGTCAACAAAGTCGCAATCTTTTTAGGGGTAAACATATTTTTTAAATATTCTTCAAAAAAATGTTTAGTAAGAAAACTTTGCGACTTTGTTGACAAATCTTCTAAAGACCTATGAATAAAGAATCTAGGCGTCAACAAAGTTGTCAACAAAGTGTCAACAAAGTCATTTTTGTCAACAAAGTGCCTGGTCAATTCGAACATACCCCCTTTGTCTGCCGCAATAACTTGTCCGTATGGATGTAGAAGACGCCCAGCCCGGAAGTCTTCTCAAGGCATTGCAGATTCTGATACTGTCGCGGTTTGAGAGACTGGCCGCGTCTTTTCCGAAACACTCGCACCAGATTTCGGCGGCGCAAACACGGTCAATTCTTCCGGTCGGTTCGACGTCGGTATTACCACTTAGAAACATTCTTCTTTTAGACAGATCGAGGTCGGCCCAATCTTCGGGCACCGGGGTTTCGAGATATTTTTCAATCAAACCTGACCATTCGTCAGTAACCTCGTGGCGGCGCTGCTCTTTTCTGGCGGCGTCGGCGGCCTGGCCGATAAGATGCGGCGTGAGTGCGCCGACCTTATACATAGCCATTGCTTCGGCCCAAACCTGATCGACTTCACTGACGGTCAGATCATTGAATACCGATTTTACGGGCTCATATTTTCCAAGTCTTACCGGCCAGTATCTACGGTTACCGGTTACATCTTTCAAAAACTCGTCGTCGTTCGTCGAACCAAAGAACACACACCGACGCGGATATTTTTCAGCCCGTCTGCCGTAAGCCACTCTGAAAAAGTCTTCAGTTTTCGATATGAACTGCTTGATCTTATTAGTCTCTGACCGGCCAAAAGCCGACAGTTCCGGCAGTTCGTTAATCCAGACTCCCTGAAGAAGTTCAGACGCGTCTTTACCCTCAAAAGTCTGCAAGCTGTCGCTAAACCACTGCTTGCCAAGTCTTGCCAGAAACGTTGATTTGCCTATTCCTTGAGCGCCTACGAGAATCGGAACATAATCAAATTTCGTGCCGCCGATCACGGCCCGGCCTATTGCGCTTACCAGACTTACCCACATAACTTGTGCGGTATATTCGTTGCGGTCGGCCCCGAGATAATCAGCGAGAAGAGTATCAACTCTTGGCGTTTCATCCCAGATCAGAGAATTCAGATACTGCTCGACGCTGTTATATCTGTTTCGGAAAGAGATAATATTGACTGCTTTCAGCATGTTCGCCTGGCCTGCTATCTGATACCCGCTTTCGAGATACAGATAAAGGTTAGAGTCATCGGTGTCAGTCCAGCCGCGTATTTTGCTTTCGTTATTCCAGGGCAACGAACCGGTAACCGTGAGCCGGGCGGTGAATTCGTCAATGGCGATCTTGCCTTTTAACGCCGGGTCATGGGTCAGAATGGTCACTATGTTTTCGACCGAAGCCTTCGCGGTGCCATCTTTTTTATAGCTGAGTAATTTTGTCCAGGCCGTGTTCTCAGTCGGCTCCGGTTCTGCCTGGAAAACTTCTCTTACGTGGTCGCGCTTCTCTTCTGCCTGCAGAGCGCACACTTTCGGGTCATCAAGGATCCTTTTAACCATCGATGCAAACGAGGGCGTTTTATGCTCCGGGGTGTCGGGTTCCATTTTGCCGTCGAGATCTCCGAACAGGTGAATTCTCACCAGGTCGAAGGCGTTGGTAAGTCTGCCGCAGCACGGGTCGGTCGCGTGGTGCGAGAATAGGAACAGCCCGTCGCCGTAAAGCACCGCGCCGCCGGTCGTGGTTCCTTTGGCATAGGTGTATCGATTCGGCCCGGCTTCGGTGTAAAGATCCGGTAAAAACTCTTCGATAGCTTCGCTGATGTCATACGCCCGGCAGAACGTGCCTACGATACCAGCTTTAGTAACCGGGCTTGCCTGCTGCTTGGCCATCTTGAGAAAGCGGATGCGCTCATCGGGAAGAGTTGGCCAGGCTTCAACGTCTTTCCAGTTCTCAACGCTTTCGAGCACGCCGGCGGCGCACAGGAAAGGCGCGTCGTTGATCTCGAACACGAACTCAGAGTTGCTTGAACAACTGGGAAAATACATCAGGCGGTTTGCCTGGAAAGTTGTCGGGTCGCAGTATTGCAGGACGCCGGTTTTCTGCGCGGTGATTCTGGCCAGAGGCTCATACTCGTCAGGCGTAACCGGTCGGTCGGTCGGTATTATCACGCGCAGGCGAGGTCGGTCAGGGCGATGACTACGGGTTGAGTAAGCTACAAACGCGCAGCCGGCAGAGAAAAGTTTTTTGAGGATCTTTTCAAGCTCGCCCGCCGGTATGTTATCGAGGTCAAGACAGATCAGGTCGCGGGTCTTCAAATTATTGGCGGCCCTGCGGTTGCCTTCGAACTCGCCGCCGACAAAACCGCCTACGTCTTTGAGTTCGCCCTGCCTGGCCTTCGGCAGGCGCTCGTATTCTTCCAGGGTTTCAGATGATACTACCGGCGTTCTCAACCGGTTCGCGAATGCTGACCAGGTTGTTCTGTTATTTTTCCAGCTGCGGTCATGCCTGCTTGCACCTATGTAAATCGTGATATGCCGGTTATTCTTCAGGCAGTTGTTCAGATATTTTATGTCAGCCATGTCTCAATCCTTCTTATAGAACTGCGTTTCGAACCCGGCGGCGTTCAGGGGCAACGTCTTCGCCCAGGGAATAGTCTTGCCCATTACCCGGCAGATGTCATCAGCTGAAGTCTCGGGGCCGGTCTCGACTACTATTTCATCGTGAACGTGCATGACAATCTGTTCATGCAGGCCATTAGCGACAAGCGCCAGGCTGTGCGCCAGGCAATCGCGGGCCACAGCCTGGGTGCAGTTCTCGACCAATTTCCCGCCGTATGTGTCCTCTACACCCCACTTGAACGACGTTTTGTTGATAGTTTTGAATGAAAGCGCCTGGCGGCCGAACCGGTTCATCTTTAACGCCGGTTCGGGGTAGAACAGTTTGCGGCCGGACGGCAGGGTGATTGTGAGAAATCTCAGGCCATTACTGCTTTCAAGTGAGCAGATCAGATAACCGACAGCGGTTGGTATTCCGGTATTGAGTGCGAAGATACAACCATCTTCGAGATCACGCCACAGCCGGGCGATGTTCTTATTGGCGCTGCGAAACCTGGTTACGATTTCCTGCAGTTCGTTCTCAGACAGCCCCATTTTGTCAGCGCCCATTGCAACCAGGGCGTTAACCCCTCCCTGGTATCCGAGTGCCAGAGTCGCGATTTTACCCTTCTGTCTTAACGAGTATTCAGGGTTTCCTTTTGATATCTTCTTGATGTCAACGCCGAACATCTGGGCGGCCTGCGCTTCGTAAATCTTGCCGTGGGTTCTGAAAACATCCAATACCCATTCTTCGCCGGCGAGCCAAGCGAGCACCCGGGCCTCAATAGCCGAGAAGTCGGCGACGATGAATTTTTTACCTTCGGCGGGAACAAAAGCGGTCCTGGTCAGTTGTGAAAAAACGTCTGACAGATCCTCATAAAGAAATTCGAGTTCGTCGATTCTACCCTCGGCGGCGAGCTGCCGGGCTAGATCGAGCGCGGGCAGGTCATTGCGCTTCAGGTTATGGACCTGCACAAGTCGCCCGGCCCAACGGCCCGTTTTATTGGCTCCATAGAACTGCAATAGCCCTCTGATGCGCCCGTCTTCACAGACCGCTTCGAGCATGGTGTAATATTTTTTGATGCTGGTCTTCGAGAGTTGAGACCGCAGCTTCAGCATCTCTTTAACGTCGCCTTCTGACATTGATATCGCGCTCTCGACGGTAGCTTTCTGCAGATTGGCTATACCGGCATCGTTGTCTTCGAGCCAGGCCATCAACTGCCGGGCACTGTTGGGGTTGTCGAGTTTTGTAATATTTTTGGCGGTTTCCAGTAACTTTTCCCGGTTTTTTGTATCTAATTCGATGATTTTTGTAACAAAATCGTGGTCGATCTTGATACCTTTGGTGTTAATGTCAGCATCGAGCACCCACAAAGCCTGTTCTCTGGCGGGAACCGGAAAGGATTCAATTTTCTTGAGAATTTCCATTTCGGCTACAACGTCCTGCCGGTTGTATTGTTTGTAGAGTTCCCATTTTTCCGGGTCGTGTTCTGGCAGGTTGCGGCTTCGGCCTCCGTTGACCCTGGTAGGTTTGCAGGGTGACGAGAAATATTTAACCAGGGCTTTACCCTGCTTCATTTTCTTGGCATCCGATGAAATGCCGAGAGCGTCGCCAATGGCTTCGAGGCCCGCCGGATAGCCGAGATAAAGACCATGCAGCATAGTGCATCGCCACTGGCCTATGGGCGTCTGACATACCCGGCGGTTAATACAGCACCATTCAAAGACAGCGTTGTAAGCGTGCTTGATAAAGGTGGGGCAAAGAAGTGCCATAATAACATCGTGGGGTATGGCTTCGCCTTTGGCCAGATCGATCGTCACCACGTCGCCAAAATCAACGGCGTAGGAAAACAGCAAAATTTCAAAATCATCTGACCCAACGTATTTATAAAGACCCTGTTTGGTGATGTCTACCGATGAATAGGTTTCTATGTCTATGCTGAGGTGTTTCAATGCTGTCTCTCCGGCGGCTTATGTTTTTGGGGTAATCGCGCGGGGCCGTGAGCCCCGCGCGGGTAAATGGGAAGGTTTTACGCAGCGATTGCCTCGCCGGTGATCGGGTCATATTCAACCGGTGCGAAAACTTTTTTCACATCAACTCTACCGCCGCCCAGGGCGTCGCCGTCGGCGACTTTTTGCACAGCACGGATAGAACAGCCGACGCCTTTCTTGCCGTTGAAGTTATACGGGAAAAACGCGACGTTAACTTTGGCATACATGCCGCTGTAAACTTCTGAGGGGTCAACGATCTCGACCAGGTTGCCGTTAACGACAACCGGCTTGCGGTCAGCTGATGCTGATGCGGTGAATACCCAGTGGCCTTTGCACTCTTCGCCGAAGGCCATGCCGTCGCTCGGTCTCACGCCGTCGCCGTCGTAGATCGGAACCGGAATGAGCGGCGGTTTAACGCCGTTCCACTTGCCGGTTACGCCTTCAGTTTTGGCCTGTTCAATCGCTGCGTCGATAGCAGCTTTGGTTTTCTGGTCGCTCTTTGGTACCAGTATTGTGCAGGAATACTTTTCTTCATGGCCTTCCGCGAAAGCGTAAGGTTTCATCAGGTGTTCGTAAGAGATTCTTACTTTGCTGGTGGTGACTTCGGTAGTCGGTTTCATGATTCGTTCTCCTGTTCGGTATTAAAAATTTTGGTCACGTCAACGTTTTTGAATGCGGGCCTTTTGTCGGCCTCTTCTGCCAGAGTAGGTTTGCCCGGCGGTCGGGCGATAAACTTGTCAAGCTGCTCGAATTCTTTCTTGCCCATGAGCTTCTCGATAGCTGAAAGTGACAACGGTTTGCGTTCGTAAAGCAGAGCTTCATCGAAGCCAAGACCAACGACGGCCTTGAGTGCTTCCGCTTCGTCCGTCCAGGTGCGAACGCTTCGACCTTCGACAGCTTTCCAGCCGGGTATCTCTTCACCTTTCAGCAGTTCGTTCAGGGCGTGTTCTTTCAGATCGGCGAGCCACTTGGCAACGTCTTCACCCTGTTTGATATAGCGCCCGATCTCTTCGGCGGTGAGGGTGTCGGCGTTCAGTTTGGTGAAGCCGGCAAGTTCGATGTTTTTCTCAGCACGAACTTTGCAGACGGCCTTTGCTTTGCAGAATCTGCACCAGTCGCCGGGGTTCACTTCGGCGTTATCGGTCAGAGCTTTTTCGGCCTGCGCTCTGGCGAACTCGCCGAACTCAAGCAGTTTCTCAGTGCTGATAATTTCGCTGCTGACACTATCAAGTCTCGGCTGCACTATGGTCACGCAGACGTGCTTGATGTCGTAAATATCAGAGAGCAGATCGTAAGCGCCCAGGGCGTAAAGCTTCAGCTGCGAGTTGTCTTCAGCTGACACCGGCACGCCTTTGCCATATTTGAAGTCAATGATGTAAATACCGTCACTGGTGACGATGATCGTGTCACAGGTACCGAAGCCATCAGTAACCCAGCGCCCGAAACTGATCTTCTGTTCAGACATGACAACAGGATTTTTCGACAGCCCGACAAGGCGGTGAATGTGGTCGATGTAAGTTTCTGCATGGTTGAGCATCTCAGGCTGATAGAGCGAGTGCCTTTTGAACTTACCCAGGGCGGTCGAATAGGTTCGCGGCTTCATGGGTTCAATGAACTGGTGTTTTATCATCAGTTCAACGATCTCGTGAGCCAGCGAACCTTCCTCAGCGTAGCTGCTGGTTGATTCGGGAAATGACGCTTCGAGTCTGATACTGCCGGGGCATTTCAGCCAGCGTTCTGAGCCTGACGCGCTCAGCTTGGCGTGAGCTTTGGTTACCTGTTCGGTCATGGGTTCAACGATGTCGCTCATATTTTGACCTCCTGGTCTGCGTCCAATACATCGCCGAGGTGCTGATCACATTCGTGAATGTCTTTTTCGTGGTAGCGGTAGCTGATCGGCATTTTCTCTCTGCCGACCGGCTTCACGAAGTAAGTGTTGCCTGACCGAACTTCGGTTATCACATGCTGCTTCAGATTGCCGTTAAAGGTTCGAAGAAATACCAGGTCGCCGACTTTATACTTGGCCTTTGTGCTCATATATCAGCCCCCATTTCTCTAAGCTTCATTGCGTATTCGCCGAAGCAGTCAGGTGTGAGTTCTTTCAGCGAGGCGATACCGATAGCCGAGTTCAGGTTTTTGAGGTTTTCGCGCACTGCCGGGTTCGCCCGCACAAGTTTTGTGGCGGCGGCGGCCAGATCGTCAAAGGTGTAAGTCTTCGAGACAGTCGGCAGCGCGGCCTGCTGCGGCGCGGCCTGTGTCGTCTGCGTGGCAGGCGCGGCAGCAACCGGAACGCTTTCAGGTTTGGCCAGGCTCTTTTTATTAACCGCTTCCTGCGCGGCCTTCATATTGGCCGATTCGTGCATGAGCGTACAGCCGCACTTGCAAACGCCAGGGTTCGCGTGGTCGTTCACGATCCGGTGACAGCTGTCACACCAGAACGCTTTGACTTTTGGTGCTTCGGTCACTGCAGGCGCGGGCTGTGCAGTCGAGGCCGTCTGAACGGGAACGGGTTGAGCCGCGACGGGTGACGGACTGACGGCCAGTTCGACCGGCCCGGTCGGCAGATTGATCTTGCCGGCCAGGTCTCTGATCAGTTCGATCAGTTCGGAAAGGTTGTTGATATTGATAGTGATTTCCATAGATTTCCTCCGGTGGTTATTCGATACCGGTTTTAACACCGGCTTTTGGACGGATTAACATTTTTCTGGCCAGGGCATTGGCACCCTGGGCGATATTCGGTTCCAGAAACCACTGCGTGTTCTGAAACTTGTCGAGAACCCGAAACAGGCCATCGTTTACGTTTGTAGCAATGCGATGTGTAAATACATCGCCGTCTACTTTTATGATGATTTCAACTTCGTTCATTTCAAAACCTCGGCCCAGATTGCGTCAGTCGCGGGCGTTTATTTAATGAGTTTGTCAGCGCCGTTAAAATA